GTACACCTTGTGTTCCAGTTTCTCCTTGTACACCCTGTGTACCTGTTGCACCTTGGGTTCCTGTTTCACCCTGAATACCTTGAGCACCAGTCTCGCCTTGTGCACCGTTAGAACCAACAAAACCATCAGTTCCTTGTGCACCAGTTTCACCTTGCGCTCCTGTAGTTCCCTGTGCACCATTAGTACCCTGAATACCTTGTACACCTTGGCTGGAAACAATCCAAGCAGTACCGTTCCATGTCTTAAGTACGTGGTCTGCTGTATCAAAATAGATTTGACCAACTGCAGGACTTGATGGAGGAGTTGCAAGATTTTGAATCTTTGCATTCTGTAATTCAAGTTTGTTTAAGTCAATCGGCGTTAAAAACTTACGTGCCATCTACTATCTCCTTAAGACAGATACGCCAAGCCACTAAACGCAGCCTGGAAATTTAATGTTACTTGGTTTGCCGAGTCGTAAACAATTTCGCCTTCCACAATGGAACCAGCGGAGTCCTTAACAGTAATGTTAGGGTAAAAACCTAAGTTATGTGTGATAATCCAGGAAGAACTTGTAACTCCTTGGGTGTGTTGGTATGCCACACGTCCTGTAGTGAAGTAAAGATTTTCTACGCCCTCTGTAACATCATCAGTTGATGTAACCCCAGAACCAGCGATACCTTGTGCGCCATCTGCACCTTGTATACCTTGCGTTCCAGAACCTGTTGTTCCTTGTGTTCCTTGAGTACCAAGTGCGCCTTGAGTACCAGTTTGTCCTTGTACTCCTTGTCGTCCTTGTACACCTTGATTTCCTTGTAAACCTTGCGTTCCTTGTGTACCAGTACGTCCTTGTACACCTTGAATACCTTGAACGCCACCACCAGTTCCTGGAACAACAACCTGTATTGTTCCACTGGTACAAGCATTACAAGTACAACTCGATGTATGAGTACTACCTGGTCTTGTCATTGAGTCACCTGCGTAGTTGTAAAGAAGCCTCCACGCATGTATGTCCTTACTTGTGTTGTATCAGAAATTAAAGTTCCTTGAATATCCCAGTATGCTTTTTCTGGAAGTGCAGCAGTTTCTTCAGATGTTAAAGTGACTTGAAGTTGGTCAGTAGTATCTTCTATAAAATCAATTGTAAATGAAACTAGTTTTGTTGGGCTACCAACTTGCTGACTAATATCAGATTTCCATGTGTATAACGTAACATCAAAATCATCTGGAAAATCTAAGATGGCTGTAAAGTTATCGCCTTGGTATGCAAGTAAGTCTTTTGTAGGAACTGAAGATGGTGCAATAGCACTTCCATAACTTGGCATTGGTATTTGTGCACGTTCTGGTGTAGAACGGTCATCAACTTCTTGTGGTAAGTAAATTGGTACGTAACGGTTTGTGTGTTTAGAAATTCGGCGCAAACTAAATACGTCAATCTTGTAAAGACCAATACCAAGCATTGAGCAGAGTTCTTTGTATTGTTGTTTACGAGTTTCAATCATTTGCATTAATTGACGATAACGCTCAGAGCGAGGAATCATCACACCGTCTGGTGCTTGAATGTCAATATCAAAAGCCGCATCTGTCGCAAGTGTGTAAAGCGCTAAGGTAGATGCGTACACAATAACTGGGTATTCTTCTAAACCAGGAAGGGTATCAAAAAGAACTGCACGACCATAAACGTCTGCATGGTTTGCAGTGTGCTGCTCAAAAGCATCGCAAACAAATTGTTCAATTTCAGTAATAGTAAAGTATCTAAAGTAAGTTCCAGCAGCAACAATAGTTGCACCTTCTGTAGGTACTGTATCAAAAGTCATATAGCCAGTAGTTTCCTCAACATCTACTGTAGGAGAAACATCTACGCCACCAACGGTAATAATCATGTTAATAGCGTCTACTGGAGAATAAGGAAGAAGATAGCGATTGGTATCTCCTGTGGCTGTAGTCTGCCAAACAAATGACTTTCCTAAGTCACCAATCTCTGTCCGTAAACGGTCAGTAAGACTCGATAGTGTAGCCACACAACCTCCGTAAATCTAGTGCTCGTATCATCTCAAAGATGTACGAATAAAAAAGGTCCAACCCCAACTCTGGGAGGAGGGCGGGAAACCAGAATTGAGGTTGGACTATTGTAGACGTGCTAATTAATTAGGACGCCAAATATAACCAAGTTGTTCTAGATAGTTAGCAAGATGTCCTGGAACACGATACTTAACACCAGCCTTGAATGTATAACTTTGTGGAGTGCCATTAACAACACCAAAAGTCATATCTTCAATATCTGTGATTGTTCGAATAATAACTGTATCGTTTGCAGTTGTTACTCCGACATTTTCTATTTCATCTAGAACTAAAGGAACATCTGGTTTTTTAGGGTCAAAGACCTGAGTTTCCAGTTCCTCTGCCTCAATTTGGGCTGCGATAGAAATTTCTTCTTTGCGCTTTTTTAATTCTGCAGCATTTTTCTTTGCTGCTTTTTCTGCTGCTAAACCTGTTGCGTCTAGCGGTGATGTTGCTTTATTTGCCACGGTAGTATTTCTCCTAAAAGTTTTTCCTTCTTATTTTGAAATTACCTGGGGGCCAAAGAAGGAGTATGGCCCCCAGATATTTTCTATTAAGTTTTTAGTTGGTGTAGACCTTGACGATAGCCTGGTCAGTAATTACACCTAGACCCCAAATTGCATACCATGCAAGTGCGTGCTCACGACCGAAGTCAAGAACGCCACCATCACGGAGTTCAACTGGAAGAGAGATTGCGTGACCAAATGCGTTGTCACCAATCATGATTGATTCGTAAACTTCTGCACCGTTACCAGTTGCTGAAGTTAAGTAACCTGCTTCTGCTGTGTAGTCAGAAGACTCTGGGTTACCACCGTTACCAGGAGCAGTGTTGCTCTTTACAGGTACAGAAATTGCTGAAGCAGGTGCTCCAACATCTGTTGAAGTTGTGTAGCCTGCAGACGCAGCCAACTTCTTAACCTGTGTAGTTTCGATGAATACTACGTCGTACAGACGACCGATTTCACCGAGCATGAAGTTTCCTGGAGCAGCGTACTTAGTAACTTCGATAAACTCTGGGTTTGAACGAATGTCACGTGACTGCTTTGGGTGAACGAACATTACGTAAGTTTCACCTAAACGAGGGATGTTCTTACCAGCAAGGGTAAGAGCAGCATCCTTAACAGCACCTGTTGTTAACTTGTAGTTACCATCTAGGTCTGAAAATGCGGTTGCTACGTCACCTTCGTTGTACCAGTCATTAACACCCTGTACACCAGAGCGGTCATAACCAAATACAGCAGAAGTTGCTGCTGAAAGTGTGTTGCGTGCCTGCACGTCTAGGTACTGTGCCATGTGGCGACCAAGTAGACGTGAAGCAGATGCCATAACGTCATCAAATGATGCGTTAAGTAGAAGTTCAGAAACTGCTACTGCGTAGCCGTGTTCTGCAACTGTAATTGCAATCTGTTCTGCTGTTAGAGCATTTGTAGTCATACGAACACCTTCAGTAAGTGGTGTTGGGTCGACTGCAAAGTTCTTGTAACGAAGGAAGTTAACACGTAGACCAGGTGCTACACCAAGTTCTGTCTTCTTAACAGCGAACTGTTCGAAGCGTAGAATTGGCATTGCCTGGAAAAGGATTTCCTTCGACCAGATGGTTTGGATTGCCTGGTTCAAAGATGAGTTTGAACCTGAGTAGGCTGTAGGCGCACTCGCTAACTGCGAGGTACCAGTAATTGCACTTGCCATTTAGGTCAAGTCCTTTCTGTAGTTAGTTGTTTGGGTTTAACCGAACAGTCCCTGACCACGATTTGAAGCAGCATTGCCAAGTAGTTTGGCTCTATTCTTCGCATAATCCGCCATTGACATATCCCTGATGGAATCAGGAGTTCCGATAGGTTGTTCCGAGTCATTATCGAGGGGCCCTGATGCTGGTGCAGTAATACGTGCACCTGGCATTTGTTGTCTAGCACTGAGAACTGTTTGCTGAACATCCTGCATAATTCCTGCAGACTTGTCTTTCAAACTCTCAATACTCTGTTCAATTTCTTCTTCTGAATTACCGTTTACCAAATCAATTAACTGAGGAACAATGCTGTCACGTTCCTGTTCAATTCTTGTTGCACGATAATTCATTAAATCTTGGAACTTTCGTTCCTTGTCAAGGAGAGCGAAAGCGTTTTCTCGTTCAAGACGTTCAGCGTTTAATAGCGCTTGAAATTCTTGCTCCTTCTTTTCGAGGAGTTCTTTAGCAGATAGTTCTTCTGTTTCTTTCTGCTTTGCTTTTGCTACCTTTTCTTCTTCACGTTGTTTAGCCTTTTCAGCCTTACGTGCGGCTTCTTCTGCTTGAGCCTTTTTAATTTCCTCAAGTTCTTTAGCCATTTTTTCCATCTGTGGGTAAAGTTTTGCTTTCTCTTGTGCACGAGCCTTTGCAAGGTCATCTGCAGTAAAAGATTGCGCCACTGGTTCACTCACTTCTGGTGCTACAACCTCTGGGGTTGGAGCGTCCATTACTTGATTTTCTTCCATAGTAATCACTTTTCTTTCTTATATCTTTGTCCGAATGCCTTGCGGCGTGTCCCTGGTTATTACGAGATAATTGCATTATATTTTAACGCTTTTGTCTCGTTATATTCTGATAATTCAGAATAAATTTTTACTCTTTGTCTACTGCTCTCCTTTGTGGAATTTTGGTTCCATAGGCTTCAGTGACAAGTTTGTTTCGGAGTTCTGCTTCTACTCCCTGTTCCATACCACGCATCTGCTCGTTTTCTGGAGTAGATGCATTTTCTGGAGTTTCTGGACCAGCAATTCCATCCCCTAAAACATCTCCATCTCCAAGAGGTGTTGGGCTTAGAGGTACAGCAGAAGTACCATCTGGTCCTGGCATCATGCCAGTTAAATCCATAATTTGCTTTTGAATTTGAATCTGAAGCAATTGCAACGCACCGTCTGCAATCTTGTCTTGCTTGAGTTCATCACGAATCTCTTGCAGTTTTTCTTCAGGGAATTCCTCGCCCAATGTACGTAGGGCTCCTTCTTTGGACTCAAGGCCCATACCCAATTTTGTTTGAATTTCGTTCAAAACAATCAACTTATCTAAAGGAAGAGGTTGTGGGAACTGTGCATAATTGATATATGACAGTGGGTCATTTGGGTCTAGTCGTGGAAGTTGTCCTTCTTTAATTGGACCATCTTCTAAAGGATTGTACATAAATGCTTGTGGCTCTTTAATTGCTAAAGTGCGAAGAGCAAGTTCATTAATTTTTTCTAAACCTTTACCGTACTGAGCAATTTTTTGCGACCAACGGTTCATTAAAGGTTGATACTGAATAGAAAGAGCAACACCTGATGTGTTTGAAATTGGTTGAACTTGACCCAGTGCGGTTTCTGGGACGTTCATGATTTCATGCATTGAGCGCTTTAATAGTTCTAAGTATTTCAAGGCTCCATCAATACCTTGAGCACCGCCTTCTAAGTTGAAGACTTGAGCATCTTTTGGAAGACCGCCCCAAACCTTCTTAGCGCCTTTTTCTAGATTAGAGGCTTTAGCACCAACGATAACTGTCACAGGGGAAGCGTGATAGTTAACGATATCTGCTACGTCAGTTGAGATTTCGTTATAGGAGCGATTGATTGTGATGATGTCGTGTGCGTCTGCGAGACCCCACGGAGAACCTGAAACAGGAACATTAGGAATATGTACCACTGGAACAAGTCCTAGTGGATTTGGACGAGAATCAATTAATTCATCATTGATGTATTCTTCAATTGTGTCGTCAGTTAAAATTTCTGTGTAAGTAAATACTTGGCGTGTGCCTTCTAAAGAGGTTCCCCAGAAACGATACTTCTGCTTAAAACGAAGCAAACGAGTTCTATCATGTGGGTGAAACTCTGGAAAACAGAAAGAAGAGTTAAGAGGAAGAATACGAACACGACCTGGGTGAAATACTCCAGCACCATCAGTCCAAGGTTCTTCATAAGCAACCTTTACAAAGCAATCTCCTGTAATACCGCCTTGTTGTCCCATTTCAAGTAACACACGCATTTTGTCGTTATCTACTTCCCAAATGCGTTCTAAACGGTCTGGAATAATTGCTTCTGTTGATTTAGGAGAACGGAAATGAACACCTTTACCAAAAGTAAATCTAGAAAGATAATCGTTGAATGCACGGTAATAATTAACCGTTAATTGCATTTCTCCAGATTCACGACGATAACCCCAATGATGCCCAAGATACATCGCCCAGTTAAGTGAATAACGATTTAAGCGAGGACCATGAACTTCAAATTCTTCATCAGCAAGTTCCACTAAACCAAGTGGTGAAATGGAGATAGTTAAGTCTGAGGAAGCCGCTCTATAGGACGGAGGACTAAAGTCCAAAAATGACATTACTTATTGCCTTTATCTTTTTTTGAAGATTTCTTTTCTTCTTTTTTAGTAAGACGTTTTTTCTCTTCTTTGCTTTCGTGCTTTTTCTGCGCCATCTTTTTACGACGGTCTGCTTCAGTGGTGTCAATAAATTGTCCACCTGCTTGCACGTAACGCTTATGTACCCAGTTTGATGCACCAGGATTTGGATAGTTAGAGTATTTTGCTTTTGCCATGGCGACAATAGTTGCCCATAGTTTTGGATTGGCTGGTTTGGTTGCCATTAATACTCCTCGAAAATTTTGTACAGCCCCCACACTAATGTGGGGGCTATATCTTGTCCTGCTAAATTAGTCGTTTACGACTGTTGCAGACTGACGCTGTTGACGTCCGCCTGATACGACCTTTGACTCAATCTTTGCTGCTGAGTAGTCGTTGTAAGTTCCGTGTGCAAACTCGCCAAGCATTGTTGGCGCTTCAATCCATGCTGCTGAACCTACGTGAGCACGCTCAGATAGTGTTTCTGCTGCTGGCTTCTCAAATACGTTTGCGTTACGGTTTGGGCGACCTGCTGCAGGAATCATTCCCTGCATCATGCCTTTTTGAAAATCGTTTGGAACATCAGTATCAGTTGCGATACCTTCTTCAAAACGAAGTGGACCACGACGTGTTACGTTGTCTGCGCCTTTGCGCTCATACACCTGTGGTGCACGCTCAGGAAACTGAGGGTTTGGTGAAAGTGTCATTGTTACTCCTTAAGGGTTAGGAATTGGCCATTCCAAGAGAAAGTTTCTCGCCTTTTTAAAGGTTTGTGTGGCTTAACTAAAAAAAGGATTTGAAGAAGCAACAACTTCTGGCATAACCAAAGACTCTGTTAAAGAGCAGGCAATTGATAAAGAATCCACAAAATCGTCATGGGCGTAAGTTTCATCAGGGGCTGCCACCAAGAAGTTAGGTCCTTTGTACTGAACTTCAGCATCAACCATTTGTTGGTAAAAGCGTTTCCAGGTACGAAGACGACGAGTTTTTGCATGGGCAGGCCAAGAAATCATTTGTCGGTCAATTAATGCTTTTAAATGTTTCCATCGTTTTGATTGTTCTGATGGGCTAGATGTTAGTGCCGCAACTTCTGCTCTGGGCAAAAGAAGTTTTAATCTTTGGGCTACAGCATCGCCAACACCGTTAGCGTCAACTCCAACTGCAAGTACATCATAGTTCTCTAAAAAGTTTACTATTTGGTAATACTGTTCTTCCCAGTCATCACCTTGTAACTCTAACCAGTTAAGGACACGATGGTCGTAATACCCAAATTCATCTGGTCTATCCCAGTCAACCCACACAACAGTTACAACTGTGCTGTCAGTTTTACGAGCAGGGTCAATTCCAACAACGCACGGAGTTTTATGCCAAGACTTTACAATTTCTTGTGAAGTATCTCCAAGGTTATCCATAACACCTGAAGTAACAAACATGCCTCTTTCAAGCAACCATTTACAGCAGTATGACATTTGAAATTCATCAGACTCTTCACCAATGCGAAGCATTTCTTTTCTAATAAATTTTCCGTAATTATCGTTGTACTTTTGTACTTCTTTCCAATCCCATTGATAATGGTTTTGTCTTGCTCCACGTCCTGTTTGACGTCTGCGGTTTAGTTGAATAGCACGATAAAAATTATTTTTACTTGTAGTTGGAGTACCTGTTTTAACCATGGTTCCTGAATAATACGCAAGCATAGGAGCAATAGATTTAGATACAACAAAGTCATCTGCTTCTTGACACTCATCAATAACAATGAGATGGAAAGACTTAGATTCAATTTTTGCTCTAGGGTTAGCAGTCATCATTGTGATTGTAGAACCAGATTTCTTTAAACGAATCTGTCTAGTAACTCCACCAACACGGTGTGCAGTATCGTCAATTTCTGGGTCATCCATAATTTCAAGAGCACGTTCAGAACTTAACCGAGTTACTGTTCTACCAAACAAAGTTTCAGCCTGAGATTCTGTTGGAGCAAAAAGACCAACCCAAATACCATCTTTAAATTTGCCTAAAAGGTCTGGATAAATTTTTGCAAGACGAGGAAGAAGAATCATCAAAGTAGCAACAGTGTCAGCAACAGTTTCTGACTTACCTGACTGACGAGATGCAAGAGCAGTGATTTCTTCACCATCGCCAATAATCACTGATTCCATAATGCGACGAGCAAGAGGTTTTTGGTATGGGTGTAAATCATGACCAACAAGAACTTTTAAGAAGTCCAACATTTTATCAACAAGTTTGTCAACAAATTGTTGCGATAGTTCGTCTAACTGGTCTTCTTCTGGTTCAGGTTCTGGCTGTTCTTCTTGGAGATAAAATTCAGGATTAATTTCCTCAAATTTATCTTCGTCAAAATCTTTCATTATCCACCTAAAAGACAAAGCCCACTTACGTGGGCATTGCCAGACCTAGAGAGAGGTAAAGCAATAATATTGTAAATCATACTTCTCTACGTTTCAACTCTTTAGCAATTGCGTAAAATGCTTCTGCACCTAACACAACTTCATCTAACATCTGACTGTTGTTGCTCCGTTGCCATTCGGTAATAGACTTGCCAATCGTGTACATCGAGTGCTCCATCCACTGAATCAAGTCTGGGGTAGATATCTTCGCTACTCTCTTCTCGATTCGAGTCTGGGGCTGGTGTCCAGCCTTTTTCTTCAGTGAAATCATCGTATGTTAGGTCCCGTCTTGCTAATGCATCGTTTAATGCGGTTTCTTCAGATTTTGTTCCTGTCCATTTGCCAAACACTATTGCTTTGTAAAATGGAAGTCTCAATATAAATGGTTTAGATGTTCTGTATGGAGGTTCTATTTCTTGAGTCCATCCACGTGTTAATACTTTACGACCCCATTCGTAGGGGAAGTTTGTTACCTGTACAAATAGTGGTCCGATGTCGTGAGCCTTTGGCATTTAATTAGTTTATCCTACCTGTGCCCTTTGTGTTGTTTTTAAGGCTAGTGCCTCTTTGGTACGCACGGCTAACAGCATACAGGTTTTTACGAACACCAGAACTAAGTCCTTTAGTATCTGCGTTGCCACGAGGCTTGTA